GGCCAAAGTGCTCTGGGGTTATCAGTTGGGTGACCATTTCACAAACCTGGCTGCCACTGTTGTCAAAACTGAAGCGTCTGTGTACGTACGTTCTCTGGAAAGAGAACGCAAACCAGTCCTCACGTCTTCTGGATTTGGCGACCCTAGGGTTTCCGAGCCCTATCCCGACACTACAAGTACCACAAATGCAGTAGCTGCTGCTTGTGGTAGGTTGCTTAAGCAAACACCAATGCCTGATAAGAAAGAACTTTCCCGCTTCGAGCGGTTCGTTGGGAAAGAAATCAGGAAACTCTTCAGAAAATTAAAACTTGAAGACATCAAATCCGTAGAGGAATGGATACGAACGCGCAATAGGCCTGGGTCCTGGAAACAGGAGCTACTAAGGGAATTGGCCAACGTTGACGGCGATGTCACTAAATTTTCAAAGAAGAAAATTAAACTCATATTAGCACATATTAAACAAGAAACCTACCCAGAATTTAAATACCCGCGAGGTATTTTTGCTAGGCAAAACCCAAACAAACTATTCTTCGGCCCTATCATCAGTGCCATGGAAGACATTGTGTACAAAAATAAACAATTCATCAAACATATTCCTGTTGCAGAAAGGCCTGCCTATATCACTAAGATGCTCGGAGATTTCCCGCATTTTGCCTGTTCTGACTTCAGTTCATTTGAAGGCTCATTTTCTCAGGAGTTTCAGGAAGTTTGTGAATTACAATTCTTTTTATACATGATGGAAGATCTTCCTATCGCAATGCGTACATTATACACCGAAATGTTTGTTGAATGCATCATTAACAAAAAGAAGATTGGTATGTCCTCACACGAAGGGCAACGTCAAATAATGATTGAAGTTTGGGGACTTCGTATGTCCGGCGAGATGTGGACATCACTAGCGAATGGAGTTTCAAACCTTTTACTGTGGAAATATTTCTGCAAAGTCAATGGTGTTGAGTGCGTTGGAGTCGTAGAAGGCGACGATGGTTTATTTGGATTTAGAAGCACATCCAAAGCCCCAACCACTGAACAATTTTCAAAACTTGGCTTTACATGTAAGATTATCATGGTGGAAGATTTATTGAAAGCTTCCTTCTGTGGGATTGTGTTCGACCCTTCAGTGAATGTAAATATCACGGATCCCAGGCCGTTTTTGTCATCTTTGGCTTGGCTCCCATATAAATATCACGATTTTCGCGAAGGGAAAAAGCGATCTCTCATGAGGGCTAAGGCTCTGAGCTTTCTCTTTCAATACCCTGGTTGTCCAGTCATACAGTCTGTTGGTTTGTGGATACTTAGAACAACGACTGGTGCTGACCTCCAATGGGTGAAGGAGAAATCTGGTTTCTTCAATGCATACGAAGAAGACGCATATGCAGACGTCTTCATCAAAAAATTTTCTGCAATTGACGTCTCTGACACTACAAGGCAGCTTATGGCTGAACAATTTGATTTGCCAATCTCAATCCAATTGGAGATTGAGCATTTCTTTGATGGCCTTGAGTCAAGAGAATTCGCTTATCCCGATTCTTTATTTCACCACCTTTTTCCAGATGAATGGATCTTGTTCGCACATGATTACAAGTACAAACCCATATCTGATGTAAATAATATTAAAGCTTATTTTAAGCAGTGGGATGTGAAGATAAACGATAAATGTTACAGATTAGTCGACTAGCCTTGGGCGGTCGACGAGGG